GGCTAGCTGCGTGGTGCCCGCTTCGTCGGAGGCAAAGCTAATGTCACCGCCGTCGGACTGAGCACGGTTGCCGTCCGTTGGGCTGCACATCTCATCTGGCAGGTCGGCCCGCGTCAGCAGCACATCGAAATTGGACACACCGCCACTGCCCACCTGCGCGGAAAGCGCGGTGATGGCAATGCGTCGCATGCAGTCGGCTGGCGTGGCCACAGATCACACTCCGTTAACGGCAGTCTTCAGCGCAGTCGCCCGCGATTTCAACGCGGTGAACTCGGTGACGAGCAGATCCTTCTCCGCCTTGGTCGCCAGGTACGCGGCGTTGCCGCTGTTGGCGGTGGCGGCAGTGTCGATGTCGCCCACGAGCGTGCCGTACTGTGCGGACATCGCAGCCAGATCCGTCTCGGCCTGCTGGATGTACGCGGCCGCCTGGGTGAGGCGCTGATCGTTTTGCCGAATGCGGGTGGCGATCTCATCGAGACCGACTTTCATCTTTGAAAAGGTGGTGGCCATGGGGTGGGGACTCCAAGGGGTTTAGGGTTTAGGGTCGAGAGTTTAGGGTGGGGGGCGGGGCAATCGGGCCTACACCCTGAACCCTACACCCTGCACCCTCTCTCATGCGGCGTCGAAGCTGAAATTGATCAGGTGCACGGCGGACGCGATGGCCTGGGCACCGGCGGGCGTTTCGCGGTGGAGCCAGATGAAGTAAATCTCGCCGGGTGCGAGGTCGCCGATGTTCAGGCCGGTGGCCGACGTGATGCCGCTGTCGAAGGTGACGGCGGTGGGTGCGGTGTCTTCGTCGGCGATGGTCTGGGCGTTGCCGGTCGATGCGCTGCCGGTGGGTGCTTCCTTGGCGATGCGGATGCCAGGGACGGCGTCGACGGTGTCATCGCTTGCGCCAGCCGCAGCGGAGGTGCCAAGCATGGCCCGGCCATCGGCGGTGACGGTCAGCGAAGTGCCGGTGCGCGAGGAGTAATAGACGATCTCGCGGGTGCTGCCGCCCGAGGTCAGGATGTGGGCGTAGCCTGACTCGGGCCAGTCGGCAAAGCTGTCGGTGGTGGTGATGGTGCCGCTGCCGCTGCTGCTGAGTTGGGCGCTGTCGGTGGTGGCCTGCGTGCCCAGCGTGGCGATCCACGCCAGGACGCTGCCGACGGTGACGGAGGCGTGTTCGTTTTTCACGCAGAAGCAGCGGTACTCATCGTCGCCGGCGGTGGCTTCGGCGGAGCTGACGTTGTCCATGCCGATCACGCCGTTGTATTGGTTTGTCAGCGTGAGCGTGGCCGTGCCGGTCAAGCCGGTGGCGCTGGTACGCGACACGCGGATGAACTTGGATTTGTCCGCGCCCTCGATGATCTTGGTTTCGCCGTTGAGGATGGTGACGGCCGTGCCGACGCTGCCGCCTGGCGGGGTCCACGTGAGCGTGTCGCCGCTGGCGGCGATCAGCGAGCCCGCGCCCGTGCCGTTGGCGCCTGCGATGGCGTCGACGGTGATGTTGGCGATGGCGCTGGCGATGCTCACGCTCAGGGGCACGACCAGCGTGCTGGAGCGGTAGTCGCCCAGAGCGGCGTCGGGATCGGTCTGCGCTCCGCCGTCGCTGCCCGCGCCAGTGAGGTACATGCGAATCGAATCAGCGCGTGTTTTTTGATCGGCCATGGTTGGTTCTCCATCAGTTGACCGAGACAGCGACTAACAGTGTGCCGTCATCGGGGTCGTAGGTGAATGTCGCATCGGGTACGTCGGGATGGCGGACCATCAGCGCCGCCAGTGAGACGGCAGTGGACTGGTTGCCGTCGACCGCGACGGCGATGATGCGGAAGGTGTGCGTGGTCACGTCGTCGAGCACGGCAGATGTCCAGCGGAAATACCACCGGCCATCGTCGGTGAGCTTCGCCCGGTACACCCACGCGCTGTCGATGTACTGCTCAACGCGGTAATGCTCGGCAAGGTCCGTGTGGTACCAGGCGAGCGACAGCCGTCGCGGGTGCGTGGTCATGGGGATGGCGGCCGGATCGTCGAGCACCTCGATCACGGGCGACTCGGCGGGGCCGACGGCGATGGTGATCGACTCGGCGACGGTGGTGGTCACCAGCACGCCATCGCGATAAACGCGGTACGTCGGCGACGGCTGATCGCTGGTCCAGGTGATTCGCCAAGCTGCGGCGCCCACGCGGGAAGCTGTGAGGTTTTGCACCGTCATCAGGGGTTCTCCGTCAGGCGGCAGGTGAAACGGGTCTCGGTCATCAGCGTCGCCCCACTGACCAGCCCGCCGATGCTGCGACGGATGGCCTTGGGCGGCATCATCACCACGTCCTCGATGAGCACGTTGCTGTAGCTCAGGCCGTACTCGTCGGTGATGGCGACCAACGTGCCCTTGAAGGCGTAGAACGTGGTGCGGATCACCGCAGCGGCGGCGGCATCGGCGACGTCGGCCTTGGCCAAAAGCTGGAACGGCTGGAATCGCTCGCCGGTCTGCCGCACGGCCAGGCCGTTGACACCGGGGCGCGTGATGTCCTCGGGAACCTCACCCTTTGGCGAGGGCCAGCCCTTCAAGAACAGCACGGTTGTTCCGCCGACACTTGGCATGCGTTACTCCGTTTGCCCTTCGCGATTGACAGGCGGCCGAACCGTTGGCGGCTTGCCGGTGCTCTTGGTGTTGTCCTCAGTCTTCTTGCTGTTCTCCTGGAGTGCTTCGGTGTTCTCGGCGAGTTTGGCGTCGGTTTGATCCTGCCGGGCTTGCTGGCTTTCCAGCAATGCCCGAAGCGATTCGATTGACCCGGTGAGTTTTTGTGCGTCTTCTGAGTTGTAGAAAGGGTTCTCTTTGCCCGGTCGATTTTGGTCGAAAGCAGGGTCTTGGCTGAACACCATGCGTTCGCCATCGCCCTGCATCTGTGGCGATGATTTCATGTAATACGTCGGCAACATCTGGTCGAGCGCTTCTTGCGCCGGGTCTTTGCCAAACATGTCCATCGCTTCAAACTTCATGGAGCTTGCAGCGCGACTCCACCACCAATCGCCAGAATCGCGGCGGAACGTACTGAGAGCTTTGCGGGAAGCGTCTGTGGCAGATCGTCCGAGGTCAGAGTCCTGCGATTGCTTATGCGAATCGGCAGCGCGACTAACATCGCCAACAGCTTTGTATGGACTCAGCCCTTGGTCCGCGATCGTGTCCTGTGCTTCCGCCTTCAGTGATGCGTTATCGCCGAATGCCAAGAGATTCGACCGGAACAACTGTGCGGCCTTGGAGTCGCGGTCCTTGATCAGCGCCTCAATCGGGCCGAGTGAGACCTTCTCGAAAGAAGCGGATGCGAGGAACTTGCTTCCGAGTTCCGGGGAATCCTGCAGTTCTGTGATCCGCTCGCCCATGGTGCGCGTGCGACCATTGGCCTGCTGGAATGATTCGGTCATGCCCTCCTTCTCGAAGAAGCCGCGCATCTGCTCGGCCAGCGAGATGGATGATGTGGATGATGTTGCGCCGGTGAAGTCGGCCGAACCGACGGTCATGGCGGAGAACAGCGCGCCAGCTTCCTGTGGCGTCGCACCCATCTGCACTTGTCCGATGATGGATTTGGGGATGTTCTGCGCCTGTTGCTGCGGGTTCACCACGCGAGACAGTGCCCCGATCTTTTGCAGAAAACCCTGATTGACCTCTGCATCTTTGGATTCTGTTGCGGTGCCAAGGTCCAGCAGTGACCCCGCAAAGCCGCCGATGGCATCAGGATTGGAGTAGTTGACCTTTGCGGACTGGCGCACTGCGGCGGTGGCAGACACTACATCGCCACCCGACGCCGATACCGCGTCCGCCATGGCCGCCGCGATGAACTTCTCGTCGACCTTGGTTTCTGTCGCGATGGCACGCGCGTCAGCCAGCGCTTTCACCTTCGTTTCGTCTGATTGACCGCTCAGATTCAGCAGCAGGCTTTGCTGCGCGCCCTCCACGGTCATCTGGTACCGCAAGGCCTCTTTCTGCATATCAATTGCGTGACGCCATTCGTCAGAGATACCCTTAACGGCAGCCATCACGATGCCAGCAGTCGAGGCAATGCCCACAAGCGATGACACGACATCCTTGGCACCACCCACCATCACATCGCCGAACTTCTTCCCCTTTTCCCCCGTCTTCTCAAAGCCCGCGTCCATCTTCTGCTGTTGGTTGACGACGCGCTGCATCGCTTTGAGCAGGCGTGTCTCATCGCCGGTCAGTTCAACTGTGACGTTTGCGGCCATGGTTCAGCGTTCCCGATTCAATTGGACGAGGTCGGCGAAGGTGGGTCGGTATCCGGGGTGGAGGCCGCTGGCCCAGCGTCGCCAGGTGAGCCAGCGGCTTCCGCTTTTTTTGATTGCCACGCGGCGAAGGTGGGCATATCGATCACGGCGTTGAGCACGTGCGCCAGCACATCGCGGTTGAGCAAGCCGAGCATGGAGACTTCTGCCGCACTGACGCGGTAGTTGGCCTGCAGGATGCTGACCGCACTGTCAGCCAGCCCGGCAATGGTGAGGTCGATTACCTTGCCGTCCACGGACTCGCCGTCGGCATCGCCTCCGGGGGCCACGCCCATCACCGTGTCGAGCCATCCCTGGCCGATGTCCCAGAGGTATTGCCAGCGTGCTTCGATGGCGGACTCGGTCCATTGGCCTTCGTCATCGAGGGTCAACCGCTGGGGCAGGCTGATGACCGGGCGGATGTCGTCGCCGGTGATTTCGAAGGCGCGGGCGACGGGGATGAGCCACTTGTTGCCGTCGGCGAGTTCGACGAGATGGCCCTGCAATTGGCGTGGTCGTGCGAGGTCGGCGGGTGTGGGGGGTGCGTCGGTGTAGTAGCCGACCCAGACGCCGCTTTCGCTGACGAAGCGGGGGATGCGGTGCCATGTTTGCTTGTCGGGGTAGTAGCCGACGCGGCGGTCGGTGAGGCTGGTGGCGTCGGCGACGACGTGGCCGGGGCGTTTGTCGGGGCCGCTGTTGCAGCCACATTGCGCGAAGGACCGCGCCTTTTCAAAGGCGTAGCCGAGTCCTGCCTTGGCGGCGTCCTCGCGCGTGGCGGGCTTGCCGAGGTCGGGCAGGTAGTAGAGAAAGCCGGGCATGGGGGTCTCCTGGGGAAGGGGTCAGGGGCTGGGGATCAGGGGCAAAGTGATCAGAGGCCGGCGGCGTCGAGAGCGGCTTTGGCCTGGGCGATGGTTTGGATGGCGGACTCGTCGCACCACAGGCAGTCGCTTTGCCGCACGGCGGTCTTGACATCGGTCGGGTGGATCAGCCAGGTGGTCTTGCCGGTGACGTGGCAGTGCATCAGGCCTGCGACGCGGTACGGCTTGCCCTGATGGACGACGACATTGCCGACGCTGTAGGTCGTGCTGATCTTGGCGCCGGTGGGGGCTGGTTTGTCGGTGGTCATGGTTTGCTCCGTGGCTTGTGGTTCAGATGTCAAGGAATGCTTGACTACTTCCGGGGGTTACTTCCGGGGGTGGTTACGGCAGGGCGCTGGTGGTGTCGATGACGATCGGTGCGTTGCTGCCGTCGTAGCTGGTGGTGATCTGGATGCCGGTCTCGGCGGGCTGATTGCCCTGGGTGCTCTGCGGGTTGGTCACGCGGGCGAGGCCGGCGGCGGTGAGCAGGATGTGCTCGGCAGTGGCGTCGGCGACGAACGTGCCGCCAGCGGCGCGCTTGCGGAGGTAGATCTCGGTGTTGGCGTGGGTCGCCGCCTTGCCCGAGAGCGGGACCTTGCTGCTGCTGAACCATTTCGGATCGACGCCGCGAAAGGTGATCATCGGGGCGATGCTGTCGATGGAGATATGGGTTGGCCAGATGTCGCCGTCGCTGCTGGCGGGCGTGGCGGTGATGCCGAAATCAATCTCCAGCGAACGGATGTGATCGATGGTCACGCCGCCCACGCTGACGGGGCCCAGCGTGAAGCGCTCGGCGTCGGTCAGGCCGGTGGGCATGCTGACGGTGTCGGCGATCACGACGGGGTCATTGGCACCGTCGTAAATGGTGATGGCCTCATAGCTCAGTTCGGCGTCCTGCCCGTGGGTGACGGTCAGGCGGCGGGGAATGATCAGACCGTCGTTGACCTTGAGCGAGCGATGAACGCTGCCCGAAGCCCGACCGCCGCCGGCGGCACGCTTCTGCAGGTAGTAGGTCAGGCCGCCGGTGAGGCCGCCGATGTTGGAGCCGCCCAGGCCGATGCCGGCAAGCCACGCGGCCACGTGCTTGGTGGTCCAGCGTGAGACGGGGTTTTGCGCGGTGATGGCGGTCCAGCGGTTGTAGACCTCGCCGCTGAGTGCATCGTTAGCGACTTCGGTTTGCGTGTCGTCGTCGGTTTGGGTGATGCCGCCGAGCAGGGTGCTGTCGACGGTGATTCCGAAAAGGCCGTAGATGTCGGTGATGCTCATGGGGTCCTCACTTGAGTGTGCGTTCGGCTCGATCGCGGACGCGTTTGAAATTGCGGGCCGTGGCGCGTTCGTACTCTTTGGCGAGCATTCGCGCTTCGACTTCGGTGATGCGCGTCAGTTCGTCGCGCATGTAGATCTTGCTGTACTTGTTGCGGCGGTTGAGCCCGGGCGTGTGCAGCACGACGCGGCTGCCCTTGGTGGCGACGCGGATGTCACGGATGCGGCTGAGGGCCTCGGACTGGCCGGACCACACCAGCGGCCGCGTGTGGCCTTTCATGCGGGCCTTGCGGGCGGTGTAATTGTTGTAGTTGTCGCGGATCATCTGGCCGTTTTTGGTGCGGATGTATCGCGGGTTGCCCGGCTCGCCGGCTCGGGGCTTGTAGCCGTACCAGCGTTTGGCGTTTTCGTCGAAGTGGTCCGGGCGCATGTCGCGATGCCACATCACAGCGATGGCGCGATAGCCTTCGCGGCGGACTTGGTTCCACGCCTTGACCATCGTGCGCGGGGCGACGCCGTTCTCTTTGATCTTGATGAGCATCATCCGCGTTGCCCCCAGTCCACGCGGATGATGGCCATGAGGTAATCGCCTTCGGCTTCGATTTCGTCGCCTTCGCTGCGGGCGAGGGCTTCGACTTCCAGCCCCATGATGTTGAGTCGCCCCGCCTGGCCGGATTGGGCGGCGACGTCGGCGAGGATGTTGCCGAGGCTGTTGAGCATTCGCCGCATGATTTCGGCGTTGTTGTCGGCGGTGTTGGCTTGCAGGGCTTCGGGGACGTCCTGCTCAAGCTGGATGATGATCGACCCGCCGTCGAGGAACTCGTAGTCATCGCTGACGGCGTCCATGCGCAGGCTGTAGCCGCTCGATGGTGCGGTGTAGATGACGGCAAAGGGGCGGGCGGTTTGCAGCTCGGCCTTGGTGTGCGTGTTGCCGTCGGCGGGGGCGTCGATGGCGTGGTAGTCGATGCGAGCGAGGGCGGCAGCGACATCAGCAGCGCCAGCCCACGTGCGGAACGCGGCGGCGTTGGCGAGTTGCGCGGCGAGATACGTCTCAGCCAGCGCGATCGGTCCTGATGCGGCAGTGAGGGCCATTAGTTCTGGGTCTCCCTGATCTGTCGGCGCAGTCGCTCATCGACTCCGGCCAGGCGGTTTTCGATGGCGTTGATGCGGCCGTCCTGTGTCTGCTGGCCACGTCGGATGGATTCGGTCAGGCGTTCAAGGTGCTCGATCGACACCGATAGACGCGTGGTGACGTTAGACATCCGCATGACGAACCACATGGCCGCGCCGAGGGTGACCATGACGTTGATGGTGAGTCCGATGAGGGCGATGATTGTTCCGATTTCCATCAGCGTCCGGGCCTCCGGTAGTCAGGGCGGGTGCGTTCGTTGCGTTCGTTTATTTCGAGGCAGAGGCGGACATGGCTGCCGCTCTTGCTGTCGATGCGGTCGATGGCCCACGTTTCGCCGTCGATGCGGAACTTGCCGCGTGGGCCGGGGTCGGCCACCCCGCCGCCGGTTGCTGCGGGGTCGGTGCCGATCACTGCCTCGCGCTGCCGCAGTCCGACGCGTCCGCGATCGTCGGGCTGATCGGTGACCGTCTCAGGCGTGAGAATGGCGGTGACAGGTGTCTCGGTGCCGTCGGGAGCGATGTAGACACACGACGTCCGCCCCAGATGCTCCTGCATCGTGGGGCGTGCCATGTCGGCCATGATGGAATCGAAGCGGCTCATGGTGGTCCGTGGTCAGGGGCTTCGGTGCACGGGGTCAGTTGGGGCAGGAACACTTGGCCCCTTGGCCACTTGCCCCTGACCCCTCTTGCCCGGGAGCGCCTGCGGCGGACAGGCAGCCATGCACGCCGCCGCAGGCATCCCAGGCGACGACGGATCAGGCAATCAGGCTGGTGATCAACATGCCGGCCTGCGTGTGCAGGCGCTTGATCTGGTAGTCCGTGCGGACACGGATGACGCTGCCGCGAACCGCGTTCTCGGGGTACTCCTCGATGATGACACCGATGCCCATGTCATCGGAGCCGGGCAGGGCACCGGCTTCCTCGCTCCACTGAATGGTGCGGCCGAGTTGGGCTTCGGGCGCTTCGAGGTCCGCGCCGTCGTAGATGCGAGCGAGCTGGGCCTTGGTCGCGTCCCACACGCGGCTGATCGTTGCCGCAGCACCGCGTCCGCCGGTGTTCTTGACGGGCGAGTCGGCGACGATGATGCGTTCGAGTTGCAGCAGGTCGGCGAGCTGAGGCAGTGCGCGGCGGAGTGCCTTGGGGTCGTCCTGCCCGCTGTACTTGATGAGGTCTTCGATGCGGGCGGTGCGGATCATGGCGATGAGCGCCTTGTGTTCCAGCACGAGCGCGTTGGGCTTCATACCGCAGTTGGTGATGAACAACTCGCGCCAGCGGTCCACATCCGCCAGGGGATCGGCGGACGCGGCGGTCGACCAGGGCGTGGTCGGGGTGGACGTGTACGCGCCGGTGAAGACGGCAGTGTCGAACGCGGCAGCGGCGCACGCGACTTCATACGCCTGCAGCACGCGATTGACACCGCGATCGCGAGCGATCTGCTCGGCACGGATCTCCGAGGCGTACATCTTCACCTGGCGATCGTCGATGGTTTCCTCGACGCCGTGATCTTTGGTGTTGTAGTTGTCAGTTTCCCACTCGAAGTCATCGCGACTGTAGCCGCTCTTGGGCTTGCGTTCCGTGTCTTCGACGGGCGTGAGCAGGGCCTCGATCGGAATGCGGGCGAAGCTGGACGATTGCTTGCCGACCGGGATGGGCGGGAAAACGAGATGGCCGATGTAACCCTTGCGGTTCATGGCGAGACTGAATTCGGCCGTCGAGAGCGACAGGTCGAAACGGTTGATGACGGTGTTGGGGCTGGACATGAGGTTGCTCCGTACTGGCGGTGATGGTTCGTGTTTCGGGCCGTGTTCGTCTCTGGGTCGAGGGCTTCGGGACTTCCGGGACTTCCGGGGGTGCGATCAAAGGGGCGGCGGGCCGTGTGACCCGCCGCCCGCGGGTCAATGAGGGGCTGAGGGATCAGGCGACAAGCGCACGATTGGTCTGGACGCGCCAGCGGTCGAGCCGCACGTCGGCGGTGGTGTCGTTGCTGGTCTTTTCGACGTGGACGATGGGCGTCCAGTTGGCCGTTGCCGCGCTCACGTCGAACGTGGTGGCGGTGGCGAGCTGGGTCCAGTTGGTCGCACCCAAGGCGCGGTAGTAGAACTTCACGTCCGCCAGATCGGACGCGTCGATCTTGAACGCGTAGTAGGTGTCATCCACGAGGTCGACGGTGGTGTCCACGGCGGCGGTGTCGGTGGTGCCGTCGTCGCTGTGGCAGGTCAGCGACAGGTCGGTGCCATCGAGGTGGAAGGCGACGAACTCGGCGATCGCGTCGAAGTCGGTGGCGTGCGTGTCGCTGGCCAGACCGAAGTTGATGTCGAGGGCGGCATCGTCGCCGATGTCGAAGATGCCCAGCACGCATTCGAAGATGGGGTTCTTCGTGAGGTCGATGGGGCTGTTGACGTAGTACAGCGCGGCGGTGGCGGCTTCGGCCACGGCGTCGAAGCTGAACTTGAGCACGCCGTCGGCCTGATCGACGGAGATCACGCCCAGGCCGTTGGTTTCGACCTTGGTCAGATCGCCGACAGCCAGAGCGGTTGCGGCTGCGGGATAGTCGCCGATGAAGTCCTCGTCGATCACGACGTTGCCATCGATGCTGCCGGTGTTGTCGATTTCGTCGATGTCGACCAAGGCGAGCACGCGGACGAGCGCGTTGTCGCCGGCGGAGGCTTCGAGGGCGGTGCCGACGAAATTCTCGTTGGCGGCGTCGTCGACCTTGCCGGACGCCGCACCGTAGATCGCGGCGTACTTGTCAAACGCACCGGCGGCGCGCATGAGGTAGACCACGCCGACCTTCATCGGGGCGACGCTGGCCGCCTCTTCGTTGGTCAGCACGCGGGTGTTGATGAGGCCGACTTCGGAGTCGGTCGCACCGGCAAGGGCCAGCACGCCAGCGGTGAGCTTGACGCGCAGGCCGAGTTCGAACGAGCTGCCGAGCGTGACCGGCAGCGTGATGGCGTTTTCATTGACGATTGCGGACATGGTGAGTTCCTTCCGGGTTTGCTGTGTGTGTGGTCAGGGGCTCGGGGTCGGGGGTCAGTGATTGAGTGACGAGGCGGCTTATTTCTTGCTGACGCGGGGCAGCGCGTCGCGATAGGCGGCGTGCAGGTCAGGGTTGGCGGTGGCGACGTTGAGGATGGCGGCATGGCGATCGACGCCCTTGTCGACCTGGGCGCGAACCTTGGCGTCGAACGTGGCGACGGCATCGCCGTCGTCGGGGTCGGTGTCGCTGTCCGCGTTGGCGTCGAAGCGGGTGCCAACGGCGTGGCCTGCCTTCTTTGGCGTGGCGGGCTTCTTCGCGGCTTCGGCGTCGGCCTTGGTCTTGGTCAGCTCCTCGTCCTTGTTTTGCAGACGCGCCTGAAGGGTGGTGTTCCACGCCTTCATCGCACTGGTGGCGGTCGCGCCCTTGGTGAGCTGCTCGACGAGGAAGTCGTTGTCCGCGCCTTCGCATGCGTCCTTGAGTTCGGCGAGGGTGGCGGCCTGTGGCTTGGTGGGGGTTTCTTCGGACATGGCGGATTGCTCCTGCGTTTGGGGGGAAATGGCCGAGCGTGCGCCGGCCTTGGGTTTGGGTGTGTGGTTGCGAAGCTGATCGAGTGTCTGCTCGAAGCTCTGGATGCCGTCGATCAGGCCGAGCTTCATCGCGCGGCTGGCTTCGAACATGCTGGCGTCCGAAACTGCGGCGAACTGCTCGGCGGTCATGTGCCGGCCCGACTTGACTTCGCTGGCGAATTGGCCGAACGCGGCATCGACGAGGCCCTGGTACATCGCCTGCTGTTCGTCGGTGATGGGTGTGCCGGGGAAGCCTGCACCCTTGATCGAGGACGAGCGGATCACAACGGGCTTGATGCCTTCGATCGCTGCCTTGCCGCTGAGGTCGTACATGCCGATGAACGTGCCGATCGAGCCGACGAAGGCGGTGGAACTGTTGGCGAAGATGCGTGTGGCCTGCGAAGCGATCCAGTAGCCAGCCGACGCGGCGAGGTCTTCGATGTAGGCGTAGACGGGCTTGGAGGCGGCAACTTTGCGGATGTCAGCGGCGAGGTCGGCGGTGCCTGCGTGCGTGCCGCCGGGCGAGTCGATGATGAGCATGACGCCGCTGATCGCTTCGTCGGCGAGCGCTTCGCGAAGCTGCTGACGGACACGCACGGTGCTGGTGGCGTCGGACATCGAGCCTGCGGATTTCATCATGCTGCCGCGCACGTCGATGAGGGCGACGCCGCGCGAGCTGCGGACGGTGCGTTGGCCGTTGGCGGCGGCGACTTCGGGATGGGGCTGGCTGATGTGCAGCGGGAGATTGGTTTGCAGGGCGATGGACCACGCGGCGGTGAATCGCTGCGGGTCGTAGTGCCACAGGCCGAAGTAGTCATCCAGCCGCGGCGTGCTGACGCCAGCCAGGGAGAGCGCGGGGAGTTCTTCGATGAGCAATTCAGGCTGCACGGTTGCCCTCGCTTTCGGATTGTTTGCCCGGCACAGGCTTGCTTCCGCTTCCACCCCCCGGAGTTGCCCCCGGAGTTTGGGCCGGGGCTTCCTGCTGGTTTTGGCCGACGAGGTAGCTGCTGCTGATGCGGTCGGCGGTGGGCAGCGTGAGCAGTTCGCGCCAGCTCACGGGTTCGGGATCGTCGGGAAAATCGCTGTTGATCTTGGCGGCGGCGGTCTTCGCTTCGACGATGATCAGGGCGTTGTCCGCGACGATTTCCGGGACGAGCTCGCTCCACACCAGGCCACGCTGCGCCAGAATGCGGCGGGCGCTGTTCACGCAGTGATTTCGTTCAAGCACCGAGGCGGTGATGTCGTCGATGGGCTGGATGTAGTTCCAGCGGGGGCAGTTCCACTTGTGGGCGAAAATGGCCGGGCCCAGCGTCTCGGCCAGGGCGGCGACTTCGGGGTCGTTCTCAATCCAGCGGCGGACCTGCCATTCGTAGACGGGGCTGTGGAACTCGCTGGCAAACTCTCGCTGCAGGCGTTTGAAGCCTTCGCGGGCTTGGTCGATGGCACCACGCCAGCCGGAGAAGTTGGTCTGCGACGGGTCGAGCAGCAGGACGGCCACGGGCAGGCCGAGATTGATGGCGATGATCGTCAGCAGGAGCATCGCGTGCGGGAAGAACTCGGCACCGGGGATGTTGGCGGTGAAGGCCTTGATGGTCTCGCCGGCGGCTGGGCTGATGTCCAGGCCGATGCCGATTTCGTCGATCTGCACGGAGCTGCCGTCGTCGCGGGTTTCGGTGGAGCGGTCGCCGAGCTGGGCGGTGCTGCCGTCGCTCGCGCCGCCGTAGTTGCCTGCCTGCTTTTCGCGGATCAGGGCGATGCAGCTTGCAATCTGCTGCTGGACGAGCTTGGCAAACTGGATGTCATCGTGCATGCCCGCGACGTCGAAGACGGGCAGCAGTGGCGTGACGCCGCGCGTCTGGCTGATGCGACGGCGGAAGGCGGGATGCAGGATTAGCGGGTTGCCATCGTCATCGAAGGCGTCGAGCTGCTCGGTATCGCGCACGAGTCGCAGCGAGCGGCTGGGGTCGATGTCGCCCTTGGTGATCCAGTACCGCATCGGGCGGCGGTGCGAATCCTGCTCGACACCCTGCACGACATTCTTGCGGTTCGTGCCGCTGGGCGTGCGCAGGCGGTGGGCTTCGATCAGTTCGAGGCTGCCGGTCGGATCGTCGAGGATGGCGAGGATGTCGCCGTCGACGAGCTTGCCGCGAAAGGTGATGGCTTCCTGTTTGTGGAAGTCGTACCTGCCGGAGATGTCGCAGGCGAGCGGGTCTTCGCTGAAGGTCTTCCACTTCTTTTTGAGCAGCGCGTCGGCGTCTTTGTTGTTGGTCTCGGGGTCGAGGGTGAAGCCCGCACCGATGACCGCGTCGACGAGGCGGGTGATGCCCTGGCCGACGATCATGTCTTCCTGATCGAGCGATCGAGCGAACTCGATGCGCTGCATCTGTAGCGGTTCGCTGGCGAGGTGGTAGTCCGCACTGCGGCCAACGCTGCTGACGCCCGATCGCTTGGGGCGGAAGCGTGACGACCGGCCGTTGCGGTACTCGGCCTTCATCTCGCCCATGCGAACGGTGATGCCGTCGCCGGTGGCGGAGCTGTAGCGGGAGTGTGAGCGGGAATTCCGGGGGGCCATGATCAGCACTCCCTCAGATTGCGGGTGCCGATCTGGCGAACGCTGCCCCGGTTGGCGGCGTTGGTGCTGTTGGCGTTGGCGTATGCCTCGGCGGCCTTGATCTCTTCGCGAAGCTGGCGGATGTTTTCGTCCAGGCGGACGCGCTCCGCGCCGACGGCCTGCTCGGTGGCGAGCTTGGAGATGAGGATGCGGCAAGCGGTGGTGAACGCGCGCGCCTTGGTGGCCGACGCATCCTCGAAGTACGAGGCGTTGTCGGCGTAGGCGGCGTTGACTTCGGTCAGCGTGCTGGATGACGAAAGTGTGCTCACGCCCGGATCGTTACACAAAAACCTTTCGCGTTGGTGCGAAACTCAAAATCCGGCTTCGGATTGTTCGGATTGTTCGGGCGAGAGTTACCGGGTATCCTGTAGATTACGGGTAGCGGCTGGCCAGCCGCGCACGCCTTGGGGCGGGATGGGTCTGCCCCATGATCCACCCGCCCCAAGGCGACCCGCAAAACATGGGGAACATATGAAAAATCCGGATGATTCAACTAATCCCGCAAAGCGCGAGACATTCACAGCTTCCTACGGCGGCGTTCACAGCGTCGAGCAGCCATATCCGAAAGGTGTTGGCCCGTTGGCTTTTCCGCCCGGTGATGACTACGGGGCGATGCTTGATTTTATGGCCTATTGCGGCAGCAGTTTGGCGGGAAGCTTACAGCTTCATGCAAGCAATCCTGAGTATGGCATGTTGAGCAGCGCGTTGTTTTTCGCCATGCAGATCGAGAAATCTCATCGCACAATGAATGATGTGACAGCCGATCACAAGAGAGGTTTGGGCGAAGGCGCTGCCGGACGAAGCGGTTGGGCGGCAGGAACTGATTCACTTCTTTGATGTGTTGGCGGCGCTATACGTCGATTTCGGATGGCTCGAAATTACGAAGGGCCGCAAGCCACCTTTGCCATCCGTCACCATCACGGAGGCGGTCGACAGGCACTCACTAGACATCGATCACGCGGCGAAGCAGCTCAAGATTGTAGCGGCAAGCCTTGATAATCAGGCCAATAGCTGAAGCTCGCCATGCGGGTGCCGGTGTTGCGGAAGCTGGTGTTGCGGGCGACGTTGGTTTGGGCGCGGCCGCGTCGGGTGATGCGGGCGCAGCGCCATTGGTCGCTGCGGACGAGGCTGGCGATCAGGGCCGGGTGGCTGGTGCAGATGCTCACGCGATGGCCGGTGTCGACTTCGATCGCGGCGGCGGCGTTGAGCAGGCGTGAGCCGATGCCCATGCCCTGATAATCGGGCAGCACGACCAGGCGGTGAATGATTCGCCTGCCCTTGTGGCCTGCGTTGTTGATCACCGCGCACATCGCCACGAGTGTGCCATCCCACACGGCGACGTACACCGTAGCCCCGTTGAACATCTTGGCACTCAGATAGTGATGTCGCGCAAAGAGGGGCCATACGTCGCGGCCTTTGTCGGGCTTGCACTGGTGGATGCTGATCCGAATGTCAGGCCGTGGAAGGCACCCCCTTGCCAGTTGCCGGTTGCTCATGTCGAGCACCCAGTCTGGCTGCAGCCATTCGATCACGTCGCTGTGGCAGGTGACGGCGACGAAGCGTTTGGCGGCGGTGTGGCCCTTGCGGACGGACTTGGCGACGGCGAACGAGGCGGCCCGGCCCACCTGGCGGTCGACGACGCTGGTGAACTCGTCGAACACGACCAGCTCGCGGCCACAGAGCAGGGAGCGGGCGAGGTCGCAGCGGAACTGCTGGCCGTTGCTCAGCAGACGGTACGGCAAGACCCACGCCGGCGGGCTGGAGAAGCCCACGGCGTTGAGGGTGGCGACGATCTGGCGGGTTTCGAGCTTGTCATCGAAGCCGTCGATGATGCACTTGTCGCGTGGCCATTTGAACTTGCCCACCAGGTCGGCTTTGAAGGCCTCGCGGGCGACGGTGGATTTGCCCGAGCCGGATGGCCCGATGATCGCCCCGATCTGCCAGCCCCCGGAAGCAGGATCATCGTCAGCAGACGGGACGCTGACGGCGATGTCGAGGGACGTTTTGGCCTGCAGGTCGAGGTCGAACATGGCGGCGACCTGATGGACGCGCGGGGTGTCGACGACGTCGGCGGTCAGAGCAATACGGACATCCGGCATGTGATCCCCCTTTTCTTGAGGTCGGTGAACAGCTCGTTTTGCTCGGCTTCGGTCTCGCACTGGATGATGATCTCGCGGACGGATTTCACCTCGCGGTCCACGGGCGTGTCGACACTGCCTGCGGCGGCGGAAGCGTCGAGGTCGGCGAGCATGGCGTCGATTTCGTTTTCGTCAAATCCGGTGAGGGTGGCGTCGTAGTCGGCGGATTGCAGGTCCATCAGCAGCGCCGCCAGGCCGTCGTCATCCCACTCGCCATCGATCTTGTTGAGGGCGACGTTGAGGGATTTCTCGGCGTTGTCGTCGAGGTCGACGACGGAGACATCGACTTCGGTGATGCCGAATTCGTTGGTGAGGACGGCAAGGCGCTGGTGGCCGCCGACGAGGTTGCCGGTGCGTTTGTTCCAGATGAGCGGATCGACGTAGGCGAAGGTTTCGATGGAGCGTTTGAGGCGGGCGTACTCGTCGTCGCCGGGCTTGAGGGCTTTGCGGGGGTTGTAGGGTGCGGGGTTGATCTGGGTGATGGGGACGGTGGCGATGGTGAGGCGGCCGGCGTTGGGATTTTTCGCCGGAGGCTTGGCACGCGGCTTCTTTGGTGGCTTCTTGCGGGAGGGACTGCGCGTCTGCGACGCGGCGCTACGCGGGGGCGAGGGGGGTGATGCGTCGGTGATGATGGGTTGTTTGGGCATGCTCAGATTCCTTCTTCTGTCGAGTTCATCCCGGCCCCCTTGGGCATGACGCCGAGGTCTATGTACAGATCGCCTGAAAGAATGATCGTGGCTGCCAAACGTCCATGAGGCTTGCGTGTCCATCCCTTTGCAACCACGCCACCAGCGGTCAGTGCGATCACTTCAAGCAATTTCGCCGGACTTGCGACGCGCTGCTCGCGCCACGGAATTGCGATAACGTCGAAGTCCTTCTGCATGCTGCCATGAAGGGCAAGCGCGTAGCCGAGGCGCCTGGCCGCGCGCACCATGTCACGGTAGATGCAGGCGTACCACAGTGGGTTTGTCGTCTTAACGCGCTTGCGTTTCACGGTCATCACACCACCGCCTTTGCGATTTGCTCGAAGAGCCAGCGGGCGACGTCGGCGTTGTTGTGGACGGGCCGGTCGCAGTCGAGGCGGGCGGGCTGGTCGCGCAGGGCGTCGCGCAGGGCGGTGAAGGCGACAGCCTGGTCGCCGGTGAGGCGGACGTCAAGGTGCACCTCACGCGGGCGGTAGTCCGGGGCGGTCAGGGGCGGGAGGGTGAGGGTGTTGGGAGCGGACTCGGGCGTCTGCGACGCACCGCTACGCGTGGGGGCTGTGCTTCCGGGGGTGTCGCTGGGTGGGCCGTAGGCTTGGCCTTCTTCGTGCATGGCGATGGTGTCGATGAGGGTTTGTTTGGTCATGGTGGCGTTGACCAGTGCGCCTATGAGGAGGCCGTAGGCGAGCCATTCGGCCTTGGTTTCGGGGTGGCGGGCGAGGGTGTCGTTTTCGGGGGCTGGGGTGTTTTTACTTCCGGGGGTCATGGGCGGTTCCTTCCTGGGATGCGGGGCTGGGGGATGCCGATCGGGCGCACGAGCGGGGATCGGCGGGTTTGGGTGACGGTTTTCGGGGCGACGATGATGCGGGCGCCGCAGAGATGGGCGCCGGTGGTGGCGTAGACCAGTGCGTCGAGGCCGTGATTTTCCTGACTGCCGACCTTGACGAATTTGACGTAGCTGCCAGCGTCGGGCTTGACCACGAGGGTTTGCTTTTCGGCAACGATGTGCTTGCACATCCACGTGTGTTCGACGTGGGGGGCTTGGAAGAGGGTCATGCCGCCTGCGGGAACGGGGGTGATGAGTCTGCCGTCGAGGCTGTGGATCTGTTGGCGGAGGCGGTCGTGGGTGTAGCCCTTCCAGTGGTCGACGTTGATTTCAACGATGTCGACGCAGTGCTGGAGGCTGCGGAAGACGTGGTACTCATCGCCCAGGTGCTGGATGATGGTGCCGGTGTTCTTGGGGCCGAGGTACTTTTGGCGGGTCTTGGACGCTTCGCCTCGGCCGATGATGGGGCGATAGCGATCGGTGCGACGGGTGGGGTCGGTGCTGACTTCCTGCATGAATTGGTAGACGACGTGGTGCTTGCCTTCCTCGCCGCCTTGGAAGCCGGCGTCGACCCAGACCTGATGCGGCAGGCGTGGTTCGTCGTGGTCTTCCTGGGCGAAGCCTGCTGAGCAGAAGTCGTGGAGCTGCAGCAACGCGATGTGGATGGCCTTTTCCATGCCGAACTGATCGGAGGCGACTTCGATGCGGCCGTAGTCGGCGATGTGGCAGGCGAAATCGTGGCGTGAGGCGAGCAGGACCCAGTGCATGAGACGGCGGCCGATGTCGACGCCGACGGTGATGTGGGCGGTGTCGGCGGGCAGGATGGCGCGTTCGATGGGGCGCGTGCGGCGGGCGAGGGTGTCCCATTTCAATTCGTTGTCGGTGAAGCGTGGCGGCTCGTAGGGCAGGGCCCAGACGAATTGCTTCATTTCGCGTTCGGCGTTGTCCTCGTTGGGGTCGCGTTTTGCTTTCCATTCGTCGACGCCGATCTCAGCGGCGGGGATGAAGGGGTTGTTGACGGCGGAGAAGCGGAAGCCGAATGAGCGGGTGGTGAGGTCGTCGCCTTCGATGGTGCCGTCGGGGGTGATGGATTGGCCCTTGTGGAGCAGGACGGCGGCGGCGTTGGCGTGTTTGCGTTGGTCGTCGGTCCAGGGGGCACCGCAGGCGGGGCAGATGAAGGTGGTGGCGGTGCGGGCGTCGTGCTCGGTCTCGGCGTTTTGCCAGCCGATGAGGTGCTCGCGTTCGGGCTTGACGTACTGATTGCAGGCGTGGCAGGGGAGCATGATGGCGGAGTCGCTGCCGTCGGTGATGGCGCGGTGGGTGAAGCCGTCGACGGTGGAGAGGGTGCATTCGGTGATGATGCGTTCGCGGCCACGGAAGGCGCGGAGGCGGGCGTAGAGCTGGCGGATGCGGGAGGCCTCGCGGCTGGTGGAGCCCTGTTTATCGAAGCCGTCGGTTTCGGTGACGACGAGGTTGCGGGTGGTGAAGCCGGCGACGGTCTTGTCGCTGCCGCCGCCGGTCATGAAGCGGAGGGTTGGGCCGTGGGTGAACTGGATGGCGGAGCCGATGCCGCCTTTGCTGCCTGCGCCGCGACGGGGGAGCCATTCGCGGAAGCGTGTGCGGGCGATGGCGGGTTCGATGTCTTCTCGCCATTTGTCGGCGAACATGTCGGAGGTTGGCACGCCGCAGATGAGGGTTTCTCGCTGCTCGAAGAGGATGTGCAGGAGGGGGATGACGAAGCCGCTGAGCGTCTTGCCGGCTTGGGACGGGCCGGTGATGTGGTGCTCGGTGAACTGGCGGGAGTCGATGGCGGTGAAGAGCAGTCGCGTCCAGGGGGCGCGGTCCGTGCGGAAGCGGAGGCCTTCGAAGGGGCCGTCGGGGATGATGATTTCGCGTTCGGCGAATTCGGTGAGCGTGCGGAGGCGGCGCGGGCGCGCGGCGGCGACGAAGCGTTTTAGTTCTTCCGCCAGGGGGCTGGTGGTCTTAGATGGGGTCAGCAGCGTCGTCAATGTCGGCGTGGCTCACGGTGTGGGTGATGGATTCGATGGCGTCGTTGAGGAGGTCGGCGGCGTCGTGGCCGTGGTGGTCGCGGAGTCGTTCGCCGGCCTGTCGGAGGATGTCGGCGAGCTGAACGAAGATGTTGGAGACGTCTTCGCGGGGGATGAGCTGTCGGCGGCGTTCGGCGAGTTCGATTTCGAGCAGGTCGCCGCGGAGCCTGCGGTAGCGTTCTTGGGCGTCGCTGGGCGGGCCCTCAAGCAGGTCGTCGTCGGATGGCTGTGCCTTGCCGATGAGGTGGCGGTTGTCGGCGAGGATGTCGTGGAAGCGGCGCAGGACGGCGGCGAGGTCGACGGTGTTGCCATGGAGGGGGAGCTGGTGGCGGTCGGCCTGTTCGAGCAGGACTTTGGACTGGCGGCCGGTGAGCTGGGTGTAGAGCTTCTTGGGGCAGGCACGGATGGCGGACTCGAGCGCGACGGCCTCGCGCTGGCGTTCGAACTTGCGGAGGGCGGTGAGTTCGGCGCGGTTGGGCTTTTGGCCGTGCTTGTGCTTCTGGAGCGCGGAGCGGGCGAGGTCCTGCTCGATCTGCTGACTCGCAGAACGTGGTGCCGCCGGTTTACTGATAGCTCGCTTCGCCACATGCGCCGCTTACTTACTTGGATTTTCACCGTTGTGTGTGAAAAAGTGCCTCGATGAGACGGACC